CGGGTTGCTTCGGCCATCGTTTTACGGAAAACCTCCTCGCTCGGCGGCTCATCCGCCCACTCGAAAGCATGAACGGCGATGCTGTTGGGTTCCTTGGCGTCGCTGTAGACCAGGTCATCGAGGATCGCCATGTCCTCGCTTTCAATGCCCCATTTCGCCAGGAACTCGGGCGCCTGGCGGTGGATCACATACCCCTGCTCCGTCTCGGAATAAGGGTCGAACCCTACGATCCAGGCGGTCATTGCGATGCTTCTTCACGTTGTTTTTTGGCGAATTTCTGCGCGTTGTTCCACGCGTCTCCGCCAATGGTCTTGGGAAAAACTTTTTCGCGATTATATCCGGATTTTTTTAGGTCTGGATAAACAACAATAAACGCGGCTCCGTGATCCTGAATTTGAATAGGCCGGCCATCCCGGTCGCCGACATCTACACGGCCGCCGTAGGTTGTGCGGATTATTTTCATTTCAGTGCCTCCCTTAATTAACGATAAATTCCTCGCCGAACCTGTTCCGGTGCGCGCGCAGGTACTCGACGAAAAATGCAAAGCCGTCATCGTCGAGCTCCAAGTGCAGCTTCTCGCGGATGTCGTCATCCATCAGCGTTGCTATGTGTTCGGGAATGTCGCAAGGCGTGGTTTCGTCCCAATGTTCCAGCACTTCGCAAGCGTGCAGATAGTCCTCGCCGTGCTCGCGCGAGTCGTGAACAATTCCAGGATCGTCGGTCACCTGATAAGCGCCGTCTCCCGCGTCGAGCAACCAACCGCCATCCGCCTCATGTGCAGCGCGGGCCGCGTCGATATCATCATAGTATTTAATCATTTAGCTTCTCCCCCTATTTTTCAGTTTCCCAGACGCCCGCTTGGGGGCGTTTCGCCGGGATTTCGCCGGCTCATCAGTGGGCTAGATTTCGGTATAGGTGATGTGGTTGCCGTTGGCCTTTTTCTTTTTGCCGTTTTCCAAGTAAATCCAATTGCCACGCTTCATGCCCTCGAAATCCTGATACCCTACAATGCGCGGGCGCCGGCGAGACCCGCCCCAGATGGGATACTCGCCACGCACTCGCACCGCGTCGTCGTCGTTTGTTTTTGTTCTTTGAGCGGCCTTGAGCTCGGCGCGGCGCTGTTCGCTGGCCGCGTCCCATGCCTGCACCAGGTCGGCAGGATCATAAAAATCGACGCGGTTGTACCAAGTGCCGCCCGAATGGTGCCATTCGGAGGTGCGCCAGAAGCCATCTTTTGCCAGTGCGACCGCGAGTTTCTTTGTTTCGGTCCATCCGGCAAAGCGGAGATCGTCGGCGGTTATTTTTGATAGCGGCTTGCGCCCCTCGTCGTAGGCTCGCAGCGCGTTGACGCTCATGCCTGCGTCATAATCGTAGCCATTGCCTCTACCCGAAAAGTTGTCGTATTCAAAGTTAGCCATTTCAAGAGTCCCTTTCTTGCTGTGGTTAGCACCGTTGCCGGGTTGCCGCCCGGTTGCGGTGCGTTACGCCGCTTCAAACAGCGGCAATCCGATTAATTCCATTTTGGCCTCGAGCGGCTTGCCGCCGGTGATGACGCCGAGCGTCGGCTTGTCGGCCTCGAGGTAGGCGCCGCTGGCGACGTAGGCGTTGCGCAGCACGCGGTAGATCTCCCGCCATTTGTTCTTGTGGCCGGTGCCCCCTGCCCCATATTTGCGCCCGTCGATCTCCAGCGCGCCGGCCGTGTAGTCGATGGCGTGCGCGATCTCGTGGCACAGTACGGTCGCCTCGGGCGCTGCCTTGTCGTTGGGATCGCCCACCAGGTCACCGATCTCGGGATCCTTCGCAATGCTGGCGTATTCGCACCAGACCGCAAAGCCGCTTTTTACTTTGCCCAGGCGTCCGAGTATGCGCGTGCGCTTGGGGCCTTTCGGGGCGGCTACGGTCCACTGCCTGATGTAGGCGTCAGTATTTGCATCTGGCTTATAGTTCCAATCGTGCGCCGCGCATACGTTGATCCAGGGCGCGTTATTCTTGCGCCCGCCCCAGGCGCCGCCGTCACCCTTGCGGATCTTAACCCGCAGCGTGGCCGGCCAATCCGCGCTGACCAGGCCCGCCTCGACGGCGATGTCGCAGATCTCGCGGATCATGGTTTTGACGGGTTTCATGCTATTTGCTCCCCTTCTCCGCTTCTTCCTCGGCCCATTTCCGTGCGGTCGCGATGATTTCGTCCGCCATCTCGGGCTCCGGTGCCATTGCATAGGCGCAAGTCATGATGGCCGTGAGCAAGCCCGTCAGTGCTGCCGGCACGGAACCTTCGTCCTTGCCGTCGAAAATTTCGCCCAAGGCGTCGATGGCGTCGAGCCCCGCGTCCCTGCCGATCTCAAATGCTTTGTCCGCTTTCATGCCGCTTCCTTCCATTTCTTCTCAAACCGTTCCCAGCACACATTTTTGATGACCTCCAATGCCTCCAGCTTGTCGGCATCAACGGGCCATCCGTTCGCTTTCGCGTAGCAAACCAACCCAACCCCGTTGAAAACGCTGCCCGTGTCCATCGGGTCCAACGCCTTCAAAATTTTGCACGCTTCGTTGACGGTCATCTCTCTATCTCCTTTGTTTTCCCTATTACAAATATCTTATAAAGCTATGTTTGATGTTTGTAAAGGGGTTTTATGAATTTTTTGAAATTTATTTTTCTAATCACCAAACGTATTGTCCGACGCCATGGAAACACAAGAACGACACAGGTTTAGCGCTTACCTATCTCGCGATGTGTGGGAGGCGCTGCAGCGCAGGGCGCGCGCTAACCGTCGCAGCTGCACCGCCGAATGTGAGGTAATTCTGCGCGATTCACTGACCGAGCCCATTGACCGTATACGCCACACGATTGAGGCGTCGCGTGAGCTCTAAAAGCAGGCGCAAGGGCTCCGGGTATGAGAAGGAGATAGAGCGCGGTCACCTGGCGCTCGGTATACAAGCATCAAAGATGCCGCTTAGCGGCGCCTTGGGTGGCAAGTATTCCGGCGACGTTCAGATTGCCGGCCTAATTGGTGAATGTAAAAGACGGCGCAAGGGCTATAGCAGCCTATACAAGGCGCTGGAACAGGGCGGCGGCAGCGATGTGCTGTTCGTGCGCGATGACAATCGGGAGACGCTGGTCGTGCTCCCGTGGGAAACCTGGCGCCAGATTCTCGGCTGGCTGCGCTGGGCTGAGCTTTATCCGGCCGAGGCAACCAAGGAGATCGAAGAATGAGCGTCTTTGCTGACGACAACGGCGAATATAATTATCTGAAATGGAACGCACGCGATAAGTTTTGGCAGATCAACACTGATCGGTGCCAGCCGACCAAAATCCTAATCGACCCGCTGTCGATTAAAAGGGGATGGGGCTTCCTGGCGGTTGGGCAAGCCGATTTCGTGTGGAGCGACGACGCGCACATAAGCATTAAGTCGCCCGGTCCTGACTACAAACGCGCGACCGGCGTGTCGGTGTATGTGAGCGAGAAGAACGGCGCACCGTTTGATGGCTGGATCGATTGGCGTTTCATCCAGGTCGGGAGTGAGCGCGCGCTTAAGGCGATTTGGGCCGAGGTAGACAAGGCCGAGGATGGCGACGTTGCAGTCGTCGAGATCACGGGCCAGGTGGCCGACGCGAAAGTGGGCAAGGGTTCGACAAGTGTGCCTGAGCTCAAGGTTGTCGGGTATGTTGCGCGCCCAGAGGGCCAGGCGGACGCGGCCCCTGCCCCTGCCCCTGCCCCGGCGCCGGCCGCTGCCGCTGTAGAAGATGACGCCATTTTCTAGCGGTGGACTACGCCAAAATCATGCCCGATGTGGCTCGCCTATTGTGCGGCGAGCCCAATCCCCGGCTCTCTAGCGCGACCGAGTGGCGCTACGGGAACCGGGGGTCGCTCTCGGTCGATCTCACGGCAGGCACTTTCTACTGTCATGAGTTGGCCGACGGCGGCGGCGTGGTCGATCTGATACGCTACAAGGTACCGGAAGCCGCCGAAAATGGCGGCGTGGCGCGTTGGATCTCGGAAAATCTGGGCATCGAGGATGAGGACACGCGGCCGAAGGCGCCATTCAAGGTCGTCGCAAGCTGGGACTATCATGACGCTGATGGCGAGGTGCAGTACACCGTCACGCGGCGCGAGAACGGCGAGGGCGACAAGACCTATAGGCAACTGACCGCACGCGGGCTGAAGCCGAGCGCGGATGCGGCGTTTGTGCCCCTGCCCTACCAGTTGCCGGAAATGCTCGCCGCGCCGGATGCCGTGGTCTACATCGCCGAGGGCGAGAAGGCAGCGGATGCGCTGCGCGCTGCCGGCCTGGTGGCCACGACAAATAGCGGCGGTGCGAACAATTGGGACAAGCAAGGGCGCCTCAACAAATGGTTTGAAGGGCGCCAGGTGGTCATTCTACCGGACAATGATGAGCCTGGGCGCAGGCACGCGGCAAGCGTGGCCAGGCACTTGGGCGGCGTGGCGGCGACGATCAAGGTCGTAGAGCTCTCGCGCCTGCCGGAAAAAGGTGACGCGGTCGATTACCTGCGCGCACGCAGCGTCCAGGATCTGCTTGCGGAGGTACATGAGGCGGCGGGGCTTGAGGACGCGCAGGAATACCGAGGCGTGCGCGCGACCGGGTTCAGCGCCGAGCGCATGCGCCAGGTCAAGCCGCGCGAGTGGCTGTATGGGCGGCACTTAATCGCCGGCTACGTTTCCACGCTTATAAGCCCAGGCGGCGCAGGAAAGACGACTATTGTGCTCACCGAGGCGATAGCCTTGGCGACAGGGCGTGATTTACTGGGGCATCTGGCGCCGCGCCGATGCAAGGTCTGGCACTACAACCTCGAGGACCCGCTCGACGAGCTCTATCGTCGCGTGTGGGCTATCTGCGTCCACTTCAATATCGACGCAACAGAGCTCGAGGGGTGGCTTTACCTGGACAGTGGGCGCGACCGCAAATTGATTGTGGCCGAGCGCGACGCGTCAAGCCTGGTGGCGATGCCGGCCAGTGCCGAGGTCATCGCGGAGATGCAGCAAAACGATATTGCCGTGCTGCAGGTCGATCCCTTCATAAAGGTGCACCACCTCAACGAAAACGACAACGTCGATATTGATTTTGTGTGCTCGCTGTTTGCGGACATCGCGAAAACGACCGGCGGCGCCGTCGAGCTCGTTCACCATGTAAGGAAAGCGCAGAAAGGCGACACGACGGCCGGCGATATCGACAGCGCGCGGGGTGCCAGCGCATTGAGCGGCGCGGTGCGCGCGGCCAGGACACTCGCGATCATGAGCGCCAAGGAAGCGGAAGGCTTTGGCCTGCCGGCAGAGCGGCGAGGCTGGTATCTGCGGGCAGACGACGCAAAGCAGAATATGAGTGCGCCGGCAGCGCGCGCCGAATGGTACGAGCGGCAGAGCGTGCAGATCGAGAATGGCGAAGCGTTCGAGGGCGACAGTGTCGGGGTGCTGACGCGGTGGGAACCGCCCTCATTGTTCGATGGTTTGAGCAATTCGGCCGCGAGAACCGCGCTATTGAAGATCTCGGGCGGTCTTTCTAATGGGCAGCGGTACAAAATGACGCAACGCGGCGGCACGGAGCGCTGGTGCGGGTTCGTGGTCATGGACGAAGGCACCGACATCGGGGTCGAGCGCGCGCGCATGATCGTAAGGGAGTGGGCGGCTCACGGCATGATTTACGAGGAGGAATATGAGGACACGACGCGGCGTTCTAAGACCGAAAAGGGCGTATTTGTAGACCATGACAAGCTCCCAGGAACCGATGCGTAAACAGTGCGGAACTCGTGCGGAACTCGCGCGGAACTCGCGCAAATCGCTGCACGAGTTAAAAAAGCTCTTAAGTGTTTTATTAACTCGTGCACGAGTCGCCTTTGGCGGGCGAACTCGTGCAGAGTTAATCAAAACACGAGGCGTTAAGAGCTTAGGCGTTGATTTGAGGCGGGGGTAAGAATGGAGATCTCTCACCTCGACAGCATCGCTCGCAGCTATGAACAGAAGTGGGGCGTTGGCAGACTCGAGCGTCTCGTGTCGGCGGAGCTCGCCGACAAGTTCAACGCGCAGCGGAACATTCTCAACGAGCTCTTAACCAAGAACGCGCCGGAAAGGCTCGAGCGTGCAGCGGCCGGAATGGCGCGTGCCTGGCAGGCGCTCGACAAGGCCGCGACCGAAGCGGGGCACGTTCCGCTGCCGAAAGATATCTGGACGGCGCGGCACAAGAAAACAGGCGACATCATCTCCATTTATCGAGGCGACATCGAGCTTGTCGATTTGCTCGACGCGAAGGGCCTGGCGTTCTCGGTAGATGAAATCGTGAGCCTAATCCCGGCAATCGTGATTAAGGCCAAGCGCGAGTTTCCCGGCAGCCAGGTCGCCGACGTGAAGAACAAGCAGACCGATGAGGATCTGAATGACGAAATTCCGTTCTAGGAAAAGCTACCGGGATGAGGCGCCGCCCGATCTCAAGCGGCGGTACAGCATTCTCCCGTCGCGAGCGATCCAGGACCGCAACAATAATGTCACGGATATAAAGGTGCTGGGTGCAATCTGTATGCACACCAACTCGCACGGCATCGCCTGGCCCTCGATCACGACGCTTGCCCGGCACGTTGGATGCACCATCGACAGCGTCAGCGTCGTGACGCAGCGCCTGGTCAAACGCGGCTACATTCGAAAGCTGAAGCCGCGCCCCTATAAAGTGAAGGCGAAAGCACGACGCCAAACGACACGCTATCAAGTGCTGTTCGATGGTGACGAGACGCCACTGCCGACGCTCGAGGATTTCCGCGCGCCGAAGCCCCGCCTGGTCGCGGAGCATGACGGCGACGATGAAGCGCCACTAACAGAACCGACAGGGTTTAAAAGGGATAATCCTGCACTCTCTCGCTCCCTCGCACAGGCCTTCGTCCGCGCCGTCCAGGCGGCGACCGGCGAGCTCCGACTGCCGGATCGGCAGCGAGCGACCGCCGACCGCCTGGCGCTGGCCGGCGTGACGCCGGAACAGGTGGCCGAGGCCACGAGCCAGGCGGTGCTCGAGGCCAGATCGGCCGGCAGATCGGCGCCGCAGACCCTCGAACAGGTCGCCGAGCGGGCTGGATTGGGCTAAAATGCAAATACCAAACGGTCGTATGGAAATTGAGGGGAGTCGATGGTGAAAACGCCGCCAAAAACAAAAGCCGACCCCCGGGCCCCCGCCCCCGCCTCTTGTCATCGGGGGGCCCACGAGAAATTATTGCGCAATCCGGCAGACCTAGAGCGCTGGGTTCGCGCCGCGCAACCCGGCACAAGCGCGATCTACTACACGGGCCTGCTTGCCGCAGATCGCATGACGCGCGTGCGCGTCCAGGACATAGGGCGCGCTGCCCGATACCAAGCCGCGAGCGGCACGGTCCTGCTCACGCAGCGACGCATCAGCCCGGTCAGCTGCGAGTACCGCGTCACGCGCCTCGCGCGCGTGCAGCCAGGCCTCGGCTGGTGGGCGGAAGAAGCGCTATGAACCTCGCCTTTTTCCGCCCAAACCCCGACGCCCCAGCCCTATGCGAGCTCGTGGTCAGCATCGACGGCAAGCTGACGCGCATCCCCTTCTCGCGCGACAAGTGCATCCTGTCGGTGCGCGAGCTTCTCCCCTTCATTGAGGCGCCAGAATGAAAACGTCCAAGATCCAAGTGACCCGCGACGCCGACGGGAATGCGCAGCTCCGTATCGAGCATGTGCTCGCAAAAACGGCCGACCCCTGGGAGTGTGGCGGCATCTACAGCATCGTGCTTCCACCCGAGACGCGCGAGGCGGTCATCGCGGCCCTGGTCAAATGCCGATAACCACCCGCCAAGCACGCAAAACGCTGCGCTATGGCACCGAGGAGCAAAAGCACGCGGTGCTCGAGGAGCTCCAAGGGCTCGCAGGCAGCGATATCACGAGCGTTTTAAGCTGGGACGACGAAGGCGAAATCAGCCTCCGCGCCAGCGCTGACCTGGCCCCGGGCGTGCGCCGCACACTGAAGAAGGTGAAAGTCACCCCGACGGCCAACGGGAACCAGATCGAGGTCGAGATGCACGACAAGATGAGCGCGCTGCGCCTATTGGCCAAGCATCACGGTCTGCTCGATCCAGGCGCCGAGCAGAATCGCCCGAGCGTCATCGGCATTAACATGACCGGACCCGCCGTAACGACCTACGAGGTGCAGGATGAGACGCCATTGGCTGAGCGAGGCGATCAGGGATCTGAGGCGCGAGCGGAAGATGTCAGCGGCGAGGCTGGCGAAAGCGGCCAAGGTGAGCGTACACACGATCCACTCGATTGAGACGCGCGAGCATCTGCCCAACATTCGCACCGCTGAGCGCATTTTGAGCGCGCTGGATCACGAACTCGAGGTCGTACACAATGGCACGACGTAACGCCGACCGCACCACCAGGCGGCGGCGCAAGAGCCGCGAGGGCGGACGTGTAGAGGATCTCAATCTCGACTTCAGCTTGAGTCCGACAACGTGGGATTTTCTGCACGATGACAGCTTCGTGCGCGGCCTGATGGGCCCGGTTGGCAGCGGCAAATCATACGCCTGTTGCGCCGAAATATTCTTGCGCGCGATCAAGCAGGCACCGAGCAAGCGTGACGGCGTCAGGCGCACCCGGTTCGCGGTTATCAGGAACAGCTACCCCGAGCTACGCACGACCACGCTCAAGACCTGGCAAGAGATCTTCCCCGAGGGCCAATTCGGCGAGATGCGCTGGAGTCCGCCGATAACGCACCATATTCAGCTGCCCCCGCGCGGCGATGCGGCCGGCATCGACTGCGAGGTCATCTTTCTCGCCCTCGACCAGCCGCGAGACACGCGCCGCGTGCTCTCACTCGAGCTCACCGGAGCCTTCGTGGACGAGTGCAGAGAGCTCCCGAAAGCGATCATCGACGCACTGACTTCGCGCGTGGGTCGATATCCCTCGAAAGCGGATGGCGGCCCCACCTGGCGGGGCGTCTGGATGTGTACCAACCCGCCTGACGATGACCATTGGTATTACACCCTGTCCGAAAAGGAAAAGCCGCGCGGCGGCAAGTATGGGTGGCGCTTTTTTCGGCAACCTGGCGGCGTGATCGAGGGCGACGCAGGCGCGCAAGATGCGATTTTCGCGGCGGGGCGGCACTGGGTAAGCAACCCGAAGGCCGAAAACATCAACAATCTGCCGCCTGGGTATTATCAGCAACAGCTGGCGGGCAAGAATCTCGATTGGATCAACGCCTATGCCGCCGGGAAATTCACCTTTGTGCAGGAAGGGCGCGCCGTCTGGGAGGAGTACACGGATTCCACCATGTCGAGCGACCACCTCGAGCTCGATTATCAGCTGCCAATCCACGTTGGCCTCGATTTCGGGCTTACGCCTGCGGCGGTTTTCGGGCAACGCCACCCATCCGGGCGCTGGAATGTGTTCCATGAAATCGTGAGCCAGGACATGGGCCTCGAGCGCTTCGGGCAACATCTGCTCTATGAGCTAAACACGCGCTTTAAGAACCTCGAGCCCCAGATCTGGGGCGACCCGGCCGGCTCAAAGCGCGATGAAATATTCGAGGTCACGAGCTTCGATCATCTGCGCACGCTCGGCCTCAATGCGCGCCCCACCGCAAGCAACGATTTCCAGGTGCGCCGCGAGGCGGGCGCCGCGCCCATGCTGCGCCTTATAGACGGCAAGCCTGGCTTGCAGGTGCATACGGATTGCAAGCAGCTGCGCAAGGCGCTCACCGGCGGCTACCACTTCAAGCGCGTAGGTATCGGCGGCGGGTATGACCGTTTCCGCGACGTGCCGAACAAGAATCAATCCTCGCACGTTGGCGACGCATACGGATATCTCTGCTCTGGTGGCGGCGAGCACCGGCGCCTGGTGCGCGGGCAAAGACCGGGCGCTACGTTTGAGCCGGTGCAGGCGAAGATGGATTTCAGTGTGTTTTGATGAAAGTGGTTACTTTTACCCGGTCGGGGTTTTTGTAACCATCTTAGTTACACAAGTTACACAATATACACAATATACACCCCCCCCGCCGCTGGGTGCGTTTACCCAAGAAGTACATAAGGAGTACGAAAGTTGTAGGGGTACAAGTAGCAGACATTAATATCATTAATTTCGTTGTCTGCCACTTCCCCCGCACCTTGTGGGGGGTACAAGGGGTACATGCAAGGAGTAGTGTACGATCAAAATACGATAATTAAGTCGTACACTACTCATTGACGCATAGAAAAAGGCCCGCGCGTCAAGGGAGGAAACGCGCGGGCCCAGGAAGCTAACAAAGGAGAACGCCCTATACATACACCAAAGGCTCCCTTTGCGCCCGATAAATCTTCCCCCGCACGTTAAGTTAGTACAATTTTCCACCGCGCATCTGCGCCTGATGCGCTTCGACGCATGGCAATTGAGCGTCATGCGCACATTTCCCGATTACGAGCGATCGCTCGAGCAGATGGCTGCGGCCGGCGAGGCCTACACAGCGCTGATCGACGGTCAGCCGGTCATGTGCTGGGGCCTGATAGAGCTCTGGCCAGGCGTGGCCGAGGCCTGGATGCTGCGTGATGAGGCGATTTCGCAGCACGCGGTGACCCTCGCACGCTGCGCATACGATTACTTTTTACAAGTTGGCGCCGAATTGGCGCTAAATCGCTGCCAGTTCAGCGTCAGCGCGGGGAATGAGCGCGCCGTGCGCTTCGCCAAATACCTTAAATTCGAGGTTGAGGGCGTGCTGCGACGCTACGCGCCCGATGGTAGCGATTACTTAATGATGGCGAGGTTGTACTGATATGGGCGCATTAATCAGCCCCCCAAAACCGCGCGGCCCAAGTGCCGCCGAAATTGCAGCGCAAAAGCGCCAGGAGGCGCGCCTGACTAAGCAGGAGAAGCGCGCTGACCAGCAAGAGGCGAGTAAGCAGCGCCAGATTGCGGCGGG